TATTCAGCTTTTCCGCCTGATAACTTGTTTCTGACTTTCGTCTCCATATGGCATATTGTTCATCACCATTTCCCAGAACGGCTATCATTCCGTTTGCAGTTTAACCTCTCATTTAACGACATACATCACCATTTCTTGATTATAGCACGATTACGCTACTTTCTCGAAATAGATAGGCATACTCCTAAAACCCGTCAATTTGGGTTTACCCTTGTCGCTTCCCATTAATCCAGACACAACGCCAGATATGGAAAGAGTACCAATGTTTGCTCCAAGATGAGAAAGCAATTCATTAGCTTGTGTTAAAAATCCTAACAATCCAGAGCCAGTATCAACTACGCCTTTAACAATATCACTTGATAATGTTGTTGTTGATAATTCCTGCCACTGTGCCTGAAATTGTTTTACTTTACCTTCGATACTATCTATGTACTTTTCGTGTTCCTTTAATGCAGAACCATCTGAGTGCTCGGATGTATCTAATGAATTGATTGCTGTACCAATGTTTTGAATTACAGCAGAAGCGTAGTTAGACCTATTCTTACCGGCAATAAGCTCAAGTAATGACGCTTTATTTTTATCAGCCAAGTCATCCCATACGAGAGCGATATCTTTAAGAATATCATAGGTGCTACGGAACGAACCATTGTCCATAATATCCACGCCTGAAGATGAAGAAGTTTTTGTTAAAGCTTTGATTTTGTCTTGAAGCTCAGAAGTTGTTGTGCACATTCCTTCCGTATCTTCTCCAGCCTTTTCAAGCTCTACCGACATACCTCTTAGTCTCATAGCAAGCACTTTAAGTGCATTACCTGATTCATCTGCACTCTGTGTAACTTCGGTCATTGCGGTCAGCAACGCAATGGTTTCATCAAGGCTATTACCCGCAACAGCCATAGATGCGGCTGAGTTCTTTAAGCCTTCGCCTAAATCACCTGACGAGACAGCGTAATTATTACTCACCTCATTAAGTTTATCGACAATGCTTTGTGCCGATGAAGCTTCCATATTAAAAGCTTTTAATATGGAAATAATGTCACTACTTGCTTCGCCAACACCATCCAAATCGTCACCGACATTAGCATATATGGTTGCCACCTCTGCCAATTGCGTTGCGTCAGGTATATTATAACCCATACGAGCAAAATCAGCGGTACTTGTAACAAAGTCACTAATAGTAGTACCCAGCTCTTTTGCTTTGCCAGTTGCCGTAGTTAAATATTTGTCATATGTCGAATCGGTGCTGTCTGTAACTTTCTTAAGCTCCACCATAGCAGTGTCTAACTCAGTCACAATGTGTATCATGTCTTGAACAGTAGCAATAGCTTTGTTCATAGACGAAGTGATAAAATTCCACGAACCATATTTAAGATAGTTCTTTGCAAGTGTGCGTAGAGCGGTTGCACCCATCAATCCAGCAGACTCGGCAGAAGTCTTAATATTTGCAAACTGTGACTGGAAAGATTTAAGCTGTTGGCTGCTGACTTTTGCAGCATCTGATGTTTTATCTAAAATGGTTTCAATTTGTCCAGCGTATGCTTGAGCAGCTTTAGGATTGCTACTCGCAAATTTCATAACCTGCAAACGCAGTGTTTCTACTGCTTTGCTACTTGCGATCGTGCTTTTATTTGCGGTTTTTAAACTCTGACTCCATTTGGTTTCAAATTTATGTAAAGCAGCATTGTTTCCAAGCTTGCCAGTTACTTGATTTGTAGCGGTTATTTCTTCGTTAAGTGATTGAAATTTTTGGAGGTAGTCACTAAGTTCGTTTTTTAGATTGTCAGGAATATTGCGTCCGTTAAGTAAAGATGTTGTTTGCTGACGCAAAGCTCGCATATTAGCCAAATATTTATCCAACTGACTATTATTAACAACCTCTCCTGAGCCATTTAAAATATCATAGTGATATCCTTGCGCTTTGCCAGTTGCGTTGGCAGTATTGAGCTTCTCTTTAATATTGTTAATCCTACTTTGGAACTTGTCTATAAAAGAATTATCTGCACCATTCCATACACCATTTTCAAGTAGTTTTTCACATTCTTGGCGTATGTCTTCCAAGTCTGCTTTTGCTTCTTGTAATTGTCCTTCGGGAATAAACGCTACATTTTTACTGCGGTTTTGAATGTCATCATATACTGTATCAATATCACTCCGAATCTTTTCTATTTCAGAACGGTTGTTGTTTACAGTATTAGAGATAGAGGTTGATAACGCTTGCGCCTCTGTCGCAAAAGACGAACGAAGTTCTTTTGGTATATCTTCTCCATTATTCCACATATCACCAATAATATCTTTTTTAGATATGAGGGTTGTAAGTTGAGACCACGCAGTACGATATTCAGACACAGTTAGCAAGTTTTTGCTTTGCTCTTGTGTTAATTGATTAGTCGTTTGTGATACAAGAGCTTCTGCGTCTTGAAACTCCTTTAAGGCAGCAGTGCTTTCTGTAATAACAGCCAATTGACTTTGTAACTCGGAAGCAGATATTTCATTTGTGCGACCAGTAGGAGATACTACACGACTCCCTGTATCAATAAGTTCCTGTAATTCTGCTTTAGTTTTGTCTATAGACTCAGCACTAATTACACTATTTGAATTATGACTCTCAAGGATAGCATATAAGGATTGGGCAGTTTGAATAATATTATTAATTTCATTAACACTCTGTCTGCCTTCTGTATTGATTGCAGTTACATCTTGCGATAATTTTACAACCTTTTGACTCAAATTGTCTAAATCAGCGACAGGAATTTCCAACCCTTGAGATAATGACTGCTCTAACTGTCTTCCTTCAGAAGCCAAACTTCTTGATACCGTAAGAAATTTCTCAATATTCTGTGTATTTAAAAACTGATATCCTTGTTTTTGAAGGTTTAAACCGCCAATAATGCTTTGAATTCTGCTCTGAATCTGAGCTAACTCTTTTGCGGTTTGTTGATAACTTGTCACATCGGCTGTCGTCCGATTGCTATTGTTATTCTTGTTATATTGACTACGAGATGCTTTGACTGTATTTCCAGTAACATCAACCGAAATACTGCCAATTGCTTTTTCAATGTCTTTCTTCAAAGACTTCATTGCGTTACTACAGTCAAACTTTTTGATTGTAACTACTGGAATTTTTGGAGGGTTTTTAAGAGATTTTTCAAATAGTGTCTGAACGCTCTTTTTTAATTGGTCTTTGGCTTGTTTACTCTGATCGGCTTCTATATTATATATTTTAATACCGTCAATAGCTTTAGCTAATTCTCCAACACTCTTTTTGAAAATTTTCTTGTCTTCGTTTCTTGTTCCAGCTATCACTTGGACGGAAATACCAAAAATATCGTTTTCATTTGCCACACATACCACCACCTTATTTCAACTTTGCTATAATTTTTGTTGTAATACTTTTTTTGAAGTCTGAATTGTTTAGTTCTGCTCTCGTTGACGCTATAGGATTACGAACCCCCATAAAAGCATATTTTTTGGCATCATATCCGATAGCTCTCCATAAGTCAGAGGTATAACTATATCTCTTTCTGGTGTATCCATTCCGACTATATCCTGCTATCCAACGAATCAATGCGTCCGATGTAGTGGTTGGCACTTGATGAGTAACAACTGAGCGGTTTGGTGTTGCTACAGAAGTTATGATAATCTTATTGCTCTCTTGGGACACATCTTGAATTTGGGAGCTGCTTCCTAAGCCATTCACACTACGCCTTACATAAGTTGTAGGAGTATATGTATCATAAATATCTGCTTTGATATTTTTTCTTAATTTGTCTTTAATATCTTGAGCAATATCGGTTTTTAAAACCTGAGAAGCCGCCTTGTTAATTGCTTTGACAAATGTGTCATACGAATTGAAAGTCTTAATACCACCAGCCCCTTATTTAGCAGAAGGGAAGAGGGGAAGTGGACTGTTGCTTGGCTTATCTTCTTCCTCTTTGATAATGTGGTTTACCATATCCATCATCTTGTTGAGGTCTACCTTATCGCCAATAGATGATATATTTTCAGTTAATGCTTTAAACTGATTCATAATTAATGCAGTTTCATAGGTCTTTTCGGAGATTTCCTTTTTCTGCATATATTCAATTCTCTTCTGAACACCTTCATATATTAACGCCAATTCTTTTTGATTGATTTTACTTTTGACAAACTCTGCAACACCTGTTTCTGTTACAAAAGAATACATTTTTTCAAAAACAGTAGGAATTGCAAAATTTGCATACTCTCTAAGAATTTGCATATCAATCAATGTAGATGTGATTTCGGGAAGATATCTATTTTCTGATATATCAAATACAGTTTCCGCTACTGTACTACAGATATTTGAAAGGCGTACTGCACCGATACTATGTTTGATTCTTAAAGAGATGTGTTCTATTTCTTCAGGCTTTTTATCATCTGTTGTTACTGAATGAAATACATAATCATAAAACTTTGGCTCATTTTTTTCTGCGTAATAAATTTTTCCAAAAGTCATTACTGGAATTTCTTTATAATCCTTTTTTTTATTTGTGCTTTTTTTCATATATAAAATCCTTTCATTCCTTGTGCTGTATATTAATGTTATGTACAGCGTAATCTCCGATACAGATAGCATCCGAAATGTTATCGTTATCGGTATCAATGTCATATTTATTCTTTACATACTGCAATGATAGTATTTTACTTTGTTTTTTCGCTTTGTTATCGTTAGGAATAGTTGCAGTGATTTTTGCTTTAATTTCTTTACTTGTTCTGCCTCTTGCGTTGCAATAATTTTGCCACACAGAGGGGGATATGAGTTGGTATAAATAATGCTTTTTTTCACAGAGGTTAATTAATACGCCTTGTAACTGTGCCAAATTTTTAAATACTGATACATTAGCTCTCAAATTAATATCTTCAAGAAATACAACTGAAATCTTTCTCTTTATAATAAGTTGACTAATATACTTTTCAATCTCACAAACAGCCTCTGAAAATGTGTATTTACCATTAGGAAAACTAAAACTACCATAGTCTACAAGCTTTTGTTTTTCGTAGTCATATATCGCCCAACCACCGTTGCGAGCCTGATCAACCGCTAAAATTCGCATTTTATTTACCTCCTAAAAAGAATAGGGAAGATAAGGGAGAAAATCCCATCTTCCCTATAAGAACATCATTTCTGACTACTATTATCTTCGTCAGTTTTCTTTGTAATTGCTGTTTTTCCTCGCTTTGCGGTTGCTACTCCATTGTCAATAACATTACCCTTAATAAGTACATCCCTTATTTCTGGCATCATGGATTGCGTAGCCTCTTTACTAATCTGTGCAAACTGTTCTTTGAGTTCTTTCGGAGAAGCACCGAGACGCATATCCTGTATAATCGAGTAAATTTGATAGTGTTCTGGCGTATCGGCAACTGCCCTCCATCCACCATATTTAGAACAGTTCACACAAGCTTCATATTCTTTACCACAAATGAGGCACTTTCTGATAGCCATAATTATGCCTCAGCTTCGTCTTCGGGAATGACTACATAGAACTGTTCTTTATCTTTAGAACAATAGTTAGTCATACCTTCAAATTCGATAGGCTGTGTACCATCTGGTTTAATTTCGAGTGAAAAATTGTTAGAAAGCTTTGCTCTTTCAAATACAATAATTGTATAAATCTTTGTTGATGGATCGCAAACATCATGACAAATGCTATCAAGAACAAAAGTGCCAGCCTTAGAAAAGTTATCACTTGAGTTGGTAATCTTAACCGCATTCTCCATCTCACACTTATAGATAACAATAAATGTCATAGGAGAACCGTCTTCTCTCTTAACAGGGATATCATCACCAAGAGTGATAGTTTTACCAGCAATAGTGAAGTTTGTTTTGTTTGTTGCAAGGTCACTCGCTGTGACTGCAAATTTCTCACCAAGACCGCCCTCTGTAGTAAGCGCCCAAATAGCTGTTACAGGACTTGTCGTGAGAGGAGTCCAGTTGAGTGTAATTGTTTTAGCAGTAGGGTTTGCCTCAAGAACATCTACCTTCTTAGTTACAACCTTCTTATCAGCGGCACCAACTTCTTTCTTTGTGCCTAACTGGTCAGCAAACACACCAAGATTAATAACAGAGTTAGATGCTGTAAATTTTGAAGTCTTAGTTCTGTCAAATGAACCAATTGTTGCACCGACATTATCTGTAGCATTTACTGCTTCGCCACCGCACTCAAGTGTGCCATCTTTAATCTGATTAGCTGTCCACTCAATATCGCCTGAACTAATGTCCTGCTTTGTAAGACGAGTAACCCTGTCAAGTACAAGATTGTCAATGTTATACATAATAAATCCTCCTTATAAAATAAAAAGCACTCCCGTTGAGTGCTACAAATTACGCATCCAATTAAGAATGCTTTTATTACTTATTTTCTTTAAATCAACACAGCCACTATAGTACCCAGTCATAATGTTTTCATAGTCATTTATTGCGTTAATACGATCGGCGGCGTCCATTAAAACATAAATAGGCAAACTCCAAACCGTTGAATAACTATATTTAAAATTTGCGTGATTAGTCAACGCAGAAACAATAGGGAGTAGGGTTGACTGTGCTTTCTGGTGCTCTTTCCGAGCGTATTTTTTGTTATCCCTATCTTCATCTACCATGAACCTTTTGGTGGTTGTGTTTCCACCTTTCTCTTCGTGCTTTTTTAATCTGTGAATTTTTCGTATGTAATTAACTATAATTTCGTAAACAAACCTATCAATAATTAATTGAGTATTAGTATCGATTAGTTTAATATCTTGAGAAGTATTATCTTTAACCAGTACCATTCTTTGTAAATCAATATCCTCTTCAAAAAGCAGTGACAAAATATCACTATCTATAGATTTATAAATTAAAGTAAAAAAATCAAAATCATCTACTTCATCCCACCATAAATTAAAACCATCATATAATTCTGATTTGTAATCAGAAGGTGTTGCGCAAATTTTACCTATTTCTGCAAAATATTGTTTCTCGCCAATGTCACATATATCATCAAGCGTTGGTTGTTTTAGAGTTAGATGAGTAGAAATTTTAATAGGTTTGCCTCGATATAGCGTCATCTCGTCTATATCTAAAAAATCAATTGCCTTACTTCTCATAATTTGCTTCCTATGCGGTTATGGTCTTGCAAGGTGTATTCTAACGCTTGTCCGTAATAATCCTGTATGGGGTTAAATTCGTTAGCCGATACGAGTTCTAATCGCCCAAAACCAACATCTGTCATGCCATTAATTTCTTCATCAATATATCCTGCAAGCAAATCAGTGCGGACGCCCTGCAACATATCCATTAACTGCTCGTGTGCAAATATATAAATCATTAAAGATGTCGTTTTTACAGCCGACGAGTTGACTTGTGTTACCCCTGACTGCATTGTCACAAATACACTTTGTTCCTCTATAGTCTCAGGAACATAAGGAAACAGCTTGATAAACGATTTAGCTGGGCTTTGACTTCCTTTAACTACATCTACGAAACTATCTTCATTATCCGTATCTATACATATTAAATTCACAATATTCTGATTGTTTAAGCAACGCTTTTTAATCAATTGTTTAAGAAGTGTCATACCTGTAAAACTATTATGTTTAACATCTTGCATTACGACCACCCCTTAATCACAAATTCTTTTTCTGTCGATAAATTGTATAATGAGGACATAACCCTTAGCGTAACTCTTTTTCCAATAAATGAATATTTAAGCGGAACATAAAGCGTTAAGGTGTGATTGTCGGCACTTGGCTTAATTGATACATAATCTTCACCATTCTCTAAAGAGTATTCGTACCCATTTGAGTTCTGAATAATATCACCTTGCTTATCCGCTATACTAAACGATAGTTCACAATCTTCGTCTATATACAAAACTCCGTCATTACATCCCTCAATACGAATACCATATGGCTGAGAAGTTGGAACATCTATATCGTCTTTGCTTGAGTTATTAATCAAGGTGTAATAATCAGCAACCATTAATTCAGTATTATCATTGGTAGATCTGTTACATTCTTTTAAACCAAAAGTATATACACCTTTACCATTATAAAGCCCCGGCAGTCGGTCAGGTTTTGTAATCTGATATGCCAGTATGTTCTGTTGTGCATCAACATCATCAACCAAAAATCTTTGTCCTCTGTATAACTCTTTAGTTTCACTATCCTTAGCTATAATAAGGTTTAAACGGTTGTCACCAACAGTAATTTCTTTAGTTTCTCTTTCGCCAGACGAATTGCGGTCATTATTGGTAATAATACAATGCCTTTCGATTATGTCACCATTGTTGTTAATCCATTTGAGTGTGTAGTTACATTGCTGTATTTTTGCTCTTGTGTATAACTCATCCTGTACATCATGCGATATAATCAACCAATAATTATCTTGCCATTCTACCAGAGAACCCCTTTCAAACTTTTCGTTGGGGAGAGAGAGTAAATTCTTAATATCATCTCCGTTATCGCTCCTCGTAATGACAGCTTCTCTTTCTTCACCGTTTATTGTTACAGTTACATAAGACAAGTTCTTATTTCGTAATAGTTCAGTTTGTCGCTGCTGCACACGCTCTATCATGTGCTGTCGCTTAGTTTGAGGTAACGAAACATGCTCATTCATATACTCATTCCATAAAGACACAGTTATCACCTTCAATTCTATATTTAAGCTTTTCGCATAAAGTAATCATTTTGAAAATATTTCGTCTCACATCTTCAACGCTACTGACATAAATATTTTGTTCATAATAGCTTAATATAGCAAGAATACGCATAATCACAGCGTCATACCCTGTGTCTTTAATAAGCATATCAAACCCTTTTAACTCTTTAATAATATCTGAGATATGAGTATCTATAAATTCAGAGTTTTGCTCTTTTAAGGGGAGAATTTTAAATATCTGATTAATTAAACACGATAGATAATGCAAATATATTTGTTTGTTCATATATGTAAATCCGTTAAGTCTCCGTGTTCAAAAGAGTAATTATTTCCTCTGTTTTTGAAACATGTTTCAGCCTCTTTATATGCTGTTCTTACACGGTTTAAAATTTCCGCAGGCGAATACCCACTGTAATCTGTTGTGTTAAGTGTGTTTTCCAAGTTGTCTGCGTTATTTGCATATGGCTTAAACCACTGTGCAACCATACCTTCGGTAATAATGTCTACAATTTCGTCTACATCTTCAGCGTTAAAATTCTCTAAAAATGTTCTTGTTGTATCATCTCTATTGTAAAGATTATAACCACACTTTCTATTGAAAGAAGCACATGCTCGTTTTAAATATCCATCACATACTCTTGTTTTTTCTTTATCGCTAAGATGAGGATCTAAAAACTTCCACTCTTTTACTTTATCCAGAAAAACTCTGGTAAAATCATCATAAGAGACTATCATCGGAAACCTCCTTATCTATCGACTAATTTGACACCAAGACTCTCTTCTAATGCCGTAATAACCGAAAGTGAATCGATTTCGTGATTTGCTACTGCATTGCGTGCTTTGTAACATACTGACATCCTCTGAGAGTGGTTTAATTTTGAAACAATTGCTTTAATCTCGTCGGAGGTTTTGTCAAACAATGTATCAAAGCCTTCAACTGTGAGTGCATTGGTGTAATATTTTTCAGCATTAAGTACCTCAAGAACTAAAGTGTCCTCAAATAAAAACCAATTATTAGAAAAGAAGGCTTTATCTGTGGAATAGATTGACTTTACATCTGCAAATGTCAAATCCTGAACATCACCGAACTCTTCCCATATAAATTCTTCGTGAGTTCTTCTGTTCTGTGCAATAAGTTTGCCCTGAAAGCCGTTAATTACAGGAATAATAGCTTCAGGCGGAAGTGTTTTTCTTAATTTAATATGCTGATTTTCCAGAACATCCGTATTTGCAGATGTTTTTGTTTTTGTCTTGGTTGTTCTGCGTGTTGTTGTAACTGCTGTTGCCATTTGATTTATCCTTTCCTTCATTGAAACGGGCGTAGTTAAAACTACGCCCGAATATCAGTATCATTAGTTAGTAAAAGTATATCTACCAATACCAGTGTTTGCGCCACCTGAAAGCACAATGCCAATACCATACTTTTCACCATAAAGGTACTCGTATGTAAGGTCAGCATTTTCTGTCGGGTTGCCAAGAATAATTGTTGATACACCCTCGTATACAACCTTGATAGGCTTATCATCGCCTGCAACGATATTGAGAGTCTTATCGTCAAATACAAAATCAGTAGTGCCGATCTTGTGTCTCTGCGGAGTTGCAAGTACATTAGAACCATAATACTTACCATAATAACCGTTATTGTAAATATCGCTCTGTGAGTCTCTGCCCTGTACGCTTGGAGCAATCCTACGAAGACCAGCCTTTGTGCCTGAAATTGTTGCTGTCTTACCACCAGCAGCAGCCTCTACATGTGCAATTGTGTCAAGGAGAGTATCTTCGCTATATGTACCCGCAACAGGGAAGAAGGCTGTACCACCGAAATCGTCTGCTGTAGCAGATGCCCATACCTTGTAGATATCATCAAGAATCTTCTGACTAAAGGATTCACTTACTCTTGCAATAAGTGTATTAAAATCCACTGTGCCATTAAGCACTCTCTGAAGCTCCTCATAGATTTTTACCATTTTGAGAGTTGTATCAATTGTTACAGTATTATAACCACCAAATCTCTGTCTTCTAACGCCCTGTGTGCCATCTGCAACCTCAGCAACCTGATAGAGAATAGAATCCTGTACTTCAAATGCGTTTACATCACCGGCTGCAATATTTCTAAACTCAACAAAGTTGTTAAAGAAGTCACTCTTCTGAAGACCTTCTACTACAGTGCGAGAAAGAATTTCCTCTACAATTGAGAAGAGCTGACCGCACTTACCGTCTCTAATTCTCTTGTAGTCAAGCTTGGTTGAACCACCATTAGCTTCGACAAGAGACTTTCTAAGAACTTCCATTGAGTCCTTATTTGAATACTTACCAACTTCACCGTGATATGCGTCAACAGCAAGCTGAACAATGCTATTATTATCTGCCATAATACAATCCTCCCTTACTGTACTTCAATTGTATAGAGTGTGTATCTCTTATACTTTGTTTCGTCAACAATTTTGCCAATCTGTGTTGATGCGGCTGTTGCAGTTTCAACAACCTTCATCTTTGTGCCTGCCTGTACTTCTACTGCGTCACCCTTCTTCGGTGTACCATCAAGAGCTTCCGCAGAAACGCTAAAAGTATCACCTGTATGGAAACGGAAACCTCTAAGAGTTTTTCCAGCTTCGTTTGTGTATTTTTCAAGGTTTGTGTCTGATTTAAGTACAGCCTTCTTGTCCTCCTCTACAGTTGTAACAATAGCAAGCTGAGCTCGTGGGGAATTTGCTGCGGGGGTTGTTGCCTTATGAATCTGCTTTTCGCCTGCCATAAGTTCACCCACAAGTACAATATTGCCGTTATCAATTGCTGTAGCTGCACTACCAGAACCCATATATTTCATTGAAACAATAAGTGAACCATCTGTGGTTGCACTAACATTATCGCTGTTATACACAGCATGCTTTACATCAGCCATATAAATGCCTCCTCTATTTAATCTTTGGGTTTAATGCCAAACTTGGCAAAAAGACCACCGTAATCATTTGTGTCATCAATAACACTATTCTTATCCGCTACGCCACCTACATTTTTATCAATACCAAATGCCAGAGGCTTGTCTGTTTTCTTAGAAAAACTCATGCCGTTTTTGCCCATAATTGCATAACATTTCTCTTCAATATCAGAAATGTTCATACCTTCATGCTCGGCTTTCAATGTCTCGTATTCATTAACCCCTGCCAAATTACTGAACTTTGCAAACACAGCGTCTTCCTGTGACTTACGCTCTTCTGCTTCTTTTGCTTTCTTATACTCTTCCAGTTCAGTCTTTTCTGCGGTAATACTTGCAAGACTTGCTTCATACTGTTCTTTGTTTGATTTGAGTGTCGAATAAAACTGAGATTTTACCTCGTCTACCATATTAAACACCGCAGACTCAATCTCTTTGTCGCCCTCTACATAATCAACAATGGCATACTTTTTTCTCTTTGCTGTAGATTCGTCTACCACAACATCGTCACCCTTAAGTTCATAGTTAAAGCCAACGAGCTGTCTGTTTTCGCAATCTGCGTAATATACCTCTTTAGACTCACTGTCGTAGTCCACAAACCAATACTTGCGCACTTCATAGAATGAATCATCATCGAGAGTGATCTTTGTTTTCTTATCATCCATTGCATGGATTAATTTCTGACAAACATCAGACTCCAAAGCAAACTTTCTGCTTTCAAGCTCAGATGTTAAATCCTCGATAGAAATATTTTCAATATCCAAATCACTCACATCTACTGCATAGCTTTTAATCAGCTCTTGTTTCTTATCCATAATATCTCCTCCTTTCTTCTGTGTGCTCTTACTTATTTCTGAGAGCATAGCTTTATAATCCTTCATCATCTCGCTATATTTGTCATGAGTGCCACTTTGAGAATACATTTCGACACATGCGCCTTCAAAACAAGGCTCAACATCTTCGCCTAAAACACAAAAAGCCTCAAATTCAAAATCGTTGATCTGATATACTCCATGCTCGTCCATTTCACCATCTATAATAGAAATCTCCATTGACTCAGATGCGCTGTTTTCGGAAAGTAATTTATACACACCTTCTTGCCTTGTCCATAAATAAGCTTCAACACACAGATATTCATGAGCACCACCGCTATCTTCAATGGATTCCCACCAATACTTTGCAGATTCAGGCACTACTCCGATAGGTTCTGTTAAATTAACCAATTCTGTTTCTGTGTCTGTGGTGACTATCTCAACATCGTGTCCACCATAATCCTTTTCTTCTCGTAGATAGTGAGTAACAACAGGACAATTAAAAATTGACCAAATAGCTCTTTCAAATGCTTCTTTCGATATGTATGTCTTATTGCGATTAAGTCCTGTATAAGCCACTTTAATTACACCTTTTGCAAAAGAACTATTGATTTTTTCTTCGTTGTCGTACTGTATAATGTGATTAGGGATACTATATTGAATCGTCACACGCTTTTTATCTTGCTTCACTCTTACTCACCACCTTCCAGATGATTTTAAATATGTAAAAAGCCCCACTCTATAATGAGTGAGGCTTAAAACATTAACTTGTCTGAATAAATACAAGCCACATTTTCAAATAAAGCTTTATTATTTGAGAGTGATGATTTGTTCTCAAATACATATAGTGTTGGGCTTGTAGAGCATTTTCTCTTATTGTCAATAACAGAAATAAGAGAATAACCTGCATTGATTAACAGTTGTTTGTCTTTTTCATTTGTTACATAAATAAATTTCACTACTCTTCGTCTCTTTCCTGAGCAATTTCGCCGTTGTCACTGATTTCTCCTAAATCTTTGGTTGGTGCTCCCGCTTCTCCATTGCTATCCGCTGCCTTTGTGCTCTGTGTAGCTGAACTGCTCAATGGAACAAACTTATCGGGAATACCCATAATAGAGTTTTCCAAAAAGTGCATACTGTCAATATCTGACTGATTAAGTCCTTGTGATGCACAATAATACGAAACCATCGGCAATCCGTATTGGCAGGCTTTTAGATACGAGTCGCCAGCTTCTTTGCGATTGAAACGACTTACATCCAAAAATGATATCTTAAACATTTTTCCATGTGAGAGGGTATGAATGTAACGATTAAGCATCTTTTCAATGCTTAACACAATTCCATAAGTAATTGCTTGGTCGGCTTTTATAGATAAAAGCAAAGCATTTGACGATGCTTTTGCGTTGTTAAATAGAAGACTCGAAACACCTGCTGCCGTAAAAAGATGATTCTCTGCGTCTGCTACATTGTCTACATCAGAGGTGTTTGCATGATTAAAGCTAATCTTCTCAACCGGCATTGGAGTTAAAACCGATCCTACTTCATTAGGTAGTACGGAATCTAAGTTTCTCCATATATCTTTAGCCATTTCATAATCCATAGGAAATGAGCCGTCATCATTCATTAACAGTTTCATTACCAGTAACGCATAATTCTCGATTTCGGTTTGTGTCAAATTGAGCTGCTTATAGTCTTCAACTTCATACAATTCACGCAAAAGTCCAACAAAAGGAGGCACTGGATAACTTAAAATATCTTTATTGCATTTGATTGCAAAAGATGTCGGAGCATCCAATAACTGCCATTTATATTGTGTACTGTCTTGCTTATATAAATTATATTTAATTGTAAATTCGGTAGGATACAACGGTAACAATTCTGGTCTTGAATCAAAATATTGAAAATTAAATGATACATCAAGTACGCCGTCCTGAATTGATGCGATATCGCAATGATCGGAAGGAAGTTGCTGAATCATAGTATTATCTTTTGTTTCTCTCATTGTTCCGTAAAAAACATCTTCTCTTAAACAAACTGTCAACATAGTGTCAAACGAACTTTTAATATTAAATCCGTCCAATGTATGTAAAGTCTTAGAGTAATTCTTTTTGATTTTTTTTACATCAGAATTATTGGCTACATCAACATTATAAGGAGATACAATGTAAGATAAGTCAGTCAACCCAACGAAGTACTGTATGATTCTTCGGAAATGCGAACTTGCCGAATACATATAAATTACTGCATTGCGTAACTGTGCTTGGTATCTATATGGATTGGACAAATATGTATTGATTTCGTCTTTTGTGTACAGAAAAAAGGAAGGTGTGTTTCTATCATTGTTTAGGTCTCGAAGCACAAGCTGATTTAAAGCAGCAAATTTTTGCTGAGTCGTTTTGATCTGCTCTTTATATTTTTTATCATCTTCTGTTCGTTGTTTTTCAGTATGAATTTCTACACTATCAATCTTATTCATTTTTCACACCCTTTCTTTTAACGGTACTTGTACATGTCTGGTGCTCTAAACACAAAAAAGTCTTTTGCCGAATAGATCGTGTTGCCTTTTTGTCGTATACTGTCTTCAATCTGTCTTGCTACATAATAGTTGTAAGACAAACTTGAAAAACGGTCTTTTCGCATACCAGACATCTCTTTAACTTTGATAAGTTTATTGTTTTCTTCAATGTTGAGCTTTACTAATTCATTAACCAATAGCGTGGTATTTATATACTGCTTAATGATTTTTGTTCGCTCAATAGGACTAAGATTACTATATCCTTTAATATCATTAAGGCAGGTTTCTGCATCAAACTCATTTATGAGTAATTTAATACGACCAGACTTAAACCCTTCTCTTAAGGCTAATGCACAGTCTGAGTTAAATTTAGCACCTGCTTTAATTGCCCAAATAACTTTTGGAGCAGATTTATCTTTACAACGACTTGCCATATCTGGGTTGTTACAGCAAGACAATGGGGGATAAACTACACCAGTTTCAGTGTCTTTAATTTCTTCCACCAGAGCATCGTATACACCAGAACCAACACCGTTCGCATCAATGACTATATAATCACAATCAAATTGTTCATATAATTTTCGCACAATCAATGCTTGCACTCTTGTCAGTTCGCCCTCAAGTGTGTCGCTGTATATGATATTATGAACAAACCTACCACCTTTTTGCTTCTGAGGTACACAGCTATTAATAAAAATAGCAGAAGCGTCATTCTTGTGTTTTGTTGTCGTTGCCATAAGTGCAATATCAATTGACAAAATACGCTTTTCATCGTGTTGCTTAGGCGGAATAATTAGTTTTTTATCTCCTGCCAACCTACTATAATCGGGTGGCAACCAAGGATATTTGATTGTTCGTGTCTGATTAATAACAGGATATTCGTAGAAGCTACCTTCAAAATCACCATAAAACAAACAATCCATTTCCATTGACCATGACACTTCATTGTAATCTGATTCAGCCATATCATCCTCAACTTGTTCTCTCATAAGCAGACCTTCTCTAATTGCAAGCTGATACGGGAAACCACATATAAAACATTTTTTACTATCATCTAACATGGTAGCTGCATAACCCTTTGCTTTTGCATAAGACCAATGAGAACAAAACCACGCTGAAGACATATAAATTTCCTTGTTTCTCTCTTGGTATTCTGGTTTTACATGCCAACTACCATCTGGTCGTTGATATTGATATTTTTTAAGTTTGAGAAATCCGGGTTGTCTGGGATTCGATAAGAATTTTTTCAATACGGTTTGAATGACATCCTTTGATACCATTCTAAATTCATCGGTAATAAGAATATTTGCTCTTGCACCTCTGGCAGAGTCTCTCGAAGTTACTACCAATATTTTTGATGTATTCCTAAATTTGATTTCGCCTTTTTCGCCTGTAATACTCCAAGATTCAATTTCAGCTCTCAAATTAGGGGCACCGGGCATAATAAGATTTATAATCTTGTCCAAAACCAAATTAGCCTGTTTTCTGTTACCAGATGCAATACATATTGTTGTTCCCGGATATAAAATACATCTAACAACGCAAAAAATAGCAACCAAAAATGTCTTACCTAAGCCTCGACAGGCTAAAAACATAAACTGGTTGCATATATTCATAAAACATATAAGTATAGATTGAAATGGTTTTAGAATAATATTTAGATAATCTTCAACAAAGTGTTCTGGGTGTTCTCTGTAGTATCCAGTTACCGTGTTTACTTTGTCCATTGTTTCTTGCCGTTGTTCTTTTATTCGGTCTTTGGTTGTAACCGAACTTGTGCTATAAATGCTGTCAGTCTGTGTTGATGTCATCGGCATCACCGCCATCCTTGTCAGAAGGTGCGGTCTTTAATGCTTCCGCAAATACTGACTCAAAAATAGCTTCATCATCTTCACCAGCGTATTCTGGACGCTCAACCCTATACCTATTCATTTCTTCTTCGTACATATGAGCGTATCTGTTATGTATTTTTAGCATTTTACACAAATGTCCGAGAAAATAAGTTGTAATATACCAAACTAACTGATTCTTGTTTTTGCACTCATCTATAGGTTTACGCTCTTCATATTTTTTTATTAATACACCAAAAGTGTTTGTTTCAGCTAAGTCACTTTCTTTTGTCTGGTTAGGTGATATTCCTAACTTGGTCATAATGTTACCCATACTTGTCTGTAGCGAATCAATTTTTTCGTTATGTTGATTTGCCTCTGAGATTCTTAAATCTGTAATGCATAACTGTTTGTATAACACTTGTTGTTCAACTGTTAAATTGTGATTGTCCTTAGTGAGTTTTTTGTATAGTGACTTAAGATTAGCATAACTATAGGCTGGATAGCCATATCCCCAAAAGGCTTCGTCTGCGGGAGTTATGCCTAATCTAACCTTTAACTCATCTTCGCTTTCGCCACTACCACCAAAATTCAAAGCACCTGACGGCACAGAATCTATCACATCGTCCTCTGTAGCGCTTCCTTCTTTGACCTTTTTGAATTTTAATTCTTCTTCGTCCAGAGTATCATCAAAAGTTTTGCCTGAGTATTTTAATAAGTTTGCCTTCTCCATATAAGCTCTAAATCTTGGACGAGATGAACTTGTGTCTCCTAACAGAGCGTATATCTCAGGAGACCAGTAAACATCAAAGTGTAAACACACCCGCCTTAAAGCTTTCTCTTCGCTTCCAAAAACTTCTCGATAGTGATTATATAATTCATCTACACAATCTTTACATACTGGGAAAAACTTTCCGTCGCCTTGCCATAATGGAGAAGAACCTCTTGAAAATGCTTTGGCTCTTTGAGACTCTGTAAATTCCTTTTTGCATTTCTTGCAGCGGTATACCGGTTTAAAGTCAATACTTTTTTTTGGTGGAGCGATTTTACTAACTTTAGGCAAAGAATCACTCCTTATCGTGATTTAATTGTGTGTTTAAAGATAAGGACGCTGTAAATTTTGCACATCTCGATGCTTCGATGTTGATAATTTCGTGCGTGATAGGATTTGTTCCTCTTCGAGCCTTGCCCTCATTAACATAAAAAGTACCAAATTTATGTATCTGTACGGGTTGACCAGTACATAACATTTCTGCAACGCAATCAAAAACATCTTTAATTACTTCTTTTGCGTCCTTTTTTGTGTAGCCTTTATCGGCTAACATACTAATTAGTTCTGTTGTTTGTGCCATTATTTCTCCGTTTCTTCCGTGTGCAATCTAAATGTTGCACTTGTCTTTATTTGCTTGTAATTTACTCTTATCTTCTTTGATATAAAACCTACGAGTAATATCCGTGCTTTTGTGATTAAGCAACACTGATACCTCTTCAAGCGACATACCAGCATTTTTATATGCTGTTGCTCCACTATGTCTAAAATCATGAGGATGTAATGTTGGAACTCCAATCATTTGACCAATCTTTTTACAATAGTCGCTTAGTGTTGATACTGTCGCAGGGGTACAAGAACCACTCTTTCTATGAGCTGATACAAAAACATATCCACCATCTTCAATATTATTCTCTGTTCTATATTGTTTTAGATTTAGCAAATATTCTTTAGCTTCTTCACTAAAGAACAATTCAACAAGATATCCTTCTTTTTCAAGGACATCTTTAGCCACACGACTATCAAAATCAAGTTGTTCCCATCTTATGTTTGCAATGGCATTTATTCTTGCCATTGTGGTCAGTGAAAAGATAGCATACGCTTGCATTGTAAGTGCTTCGTAATACTGCGTGGGCTTAGTCTTTCTTTGTTCCTTAGCCTTTTCAACATTCTCTTGTAGCTTTTCTCTCATAAACTGAATTTGCTGTGTAGTAAGAAATGTTTGTGCAACAACCGCCTGACCTTCTTTTGGTCTATCTATAAAACTCATTGGGTTCTCGTCAATCAATCTCTTTTTCTTTAAAAATAAAAAGAATGCCGATATACTTGACATTCTTCTCTTAATACGATTTGTATTATTGCCCTGATCTTTGCAATAAACGATAAACTCAGAAATATCTGAATCATCAATCTCTTTAACTGATTTATTGTCTTGATAATCGTATATATAAATCCACCAGTTAGCTAAATCGTTATAATAATTATAAATTGTCTTTTCTGAAAGCTCTCTGATTTTCATATCTAATAAATATTTATGATATAGTTTGAGTGTTTCAGGATTGATTTTTTTTAGCTTCTCTTGATTCAACATACATATTCGTTCACTTCGCTTCGGCATATTTCACCACCTACTCAAAAATAATATTTACTTCGTCTCCTTCTATGTATTTAACATATTGACAAAAGAAACGAAGGGATCTACGCATTGCCGAAAGTCTTTGATAAGACACTCCTCGTTCGTGTCTCATATATTTAATAAAGTTATTGATGTCTTCACTTGTACACTTCGTAAAAGACTTATTTTTGTTAAAATGCCATAGCCACTTAAGAAACATCCGTGTGTCGTCAACATAGTGCTTTACAGTGGCAGGAGAGTACGGTTCATAACTCAAATATGTTTCAAAGTTATCCATTAGTTCTTGGTTATATGCACACATTTTTTCTTTATTAAACATATAACCACATCCTTAATTTAGAGACATAAGTTTGGTTTTCTCACGAATAGCGTGACCGTGCTCATCGAAACACATATATACAAATCCTTCTTTCTGAGAATTAACCAATCTGCCTTCGCTATATTTCATTTTTCTTGTTTCACAACAAGCTCCCTGTTCATAGATTGCAGAATTTCCGATGACATAATACCCTTGACGATGAGTATGAGCCATAACAATATTTCTAAAATCAAATCCCTCGTTGCGAAAATAATACAAAGCTTTTTCTGCGGTTTTAAGCATTACCGAAGAGTATGCTCGTGGATGACAGAATACCGTATCACCAAACTGAGAGTACCATTTACCTGTAAATTCAATTTCAATGTTGCTATCTTTGAATACATGCGTCAGGGGAGAATACTCAGTTTTCGTTCCTATTTCGTTGTCATAATCAATAAACCCGTCTGTGAAGAGATAATCAAGTACAGATGACGGCATTATGTCGCATAATTCACTGTTTGTCTTTTTTGCAATATAATCACCTATTCTCAAATCGTGATTGCCGTTGTTTGCAATTACCTTTTTGGGATTCAGCAAATGAATCAGGTCAATTAAATATTGTCTTGCTCTGATAAGTTCTTTGGTTATGCTTACATATTTCGACTTATTCGTAAATTTTGATAACTGGGCACAGTCTACAAGGTCTCCGTTTAATTGCAATATATCTACACGACCTATGTATTTCTCAAATGTGCTAAGAGGCTTACAATAAGGAAAATGCAAATCCGATATTGAAAGAACTCTCGTGCTTACATTATCTTGATTTTTATAATTATAATAGTCATACACACCTGACGCATATTTTCTAAAGTGGTCAGATGATACGCTCTCACCAAGCAGGTTTACAATTTGAGACCATTTCAAAGGAAATTTTGTGCCATTTAGCTCTCCGTTCTTTTTAGCTACTATTAGCCTGATTTTCCATTCCTCGTGGGTTTCGTCTGGTCGCTGTAAACACCAATTGTCTATATATTTATTTGTGTTAGCTTTCTGCATAGTAAGACGCTCAACCCTTTCGTCTCTGTTTAGAGGCACGACTTTTTGCTTTAAGTATTTTAGCTGCCTCAATATTTGTGTCTGCAATCAAACGGAGATATTCGGTCACTTCTGGCAAATATCTTCTGTGTCTTTTTGCAGGCTTTCCTCGTCCTGTCTGGGGAATCCATACATCAGGAAACTCTGAGCGTATAATCTGACTCTCTTTTTTTGTGATTGTAATAATTGTAAAAACTCCTTAAATTCAATTTATCACTTGACTTGCAATGCAAGAAATGATAGTATATTATGGGGTATTGTATTTAGTCCCCCTATACAGCCTAACTCGCAAGACAAAAAACCGCATAAAATTCGAGATTTTTGGGTGTCCGAATGCCAAAAAAGGGCGGGAAGTACCCCAAAATTGCAAAAAATCACCCCGATTATGGCTATAATCGGGGCAAAATTTTTATGCTTTTTTAAATCTAACTCCAAAAAATTCTATATCTCCTTGTTCACACATTTTTAATTTTTGTACTGGGGTTTTACTTTTACGCAGAAGATATAAGAAATCTTTAGGTAGGGAATAGAATAATATTTTAATCAATAGGCGGTATATGTCTTTGTTTGCTGGTTTCTCGGCTTCGTGTAGCAAATAACTCATTGTACTTAAACCAATTCTCTTATAAGACACATATGTCAATAAGTCTTGATAAATTTGTTCTGACTGCTCGTGTTTTTCTATATTCGATGATTCTTCTTTTAGCCATACAGCATTTATTTCACTTTGTTTCTTTCTTACAGTGTAAATAAACTCATCAGCTTGCTCTTTATTAATATGTGAAGAGTGAGGCTTGAAATCAATAAAAGAAGTCAAAGGCAACATAGGGTGTTTATCATTACCAACTATACGCTTACGCACTGATTTTTCAAGATAGTCCATAGAGGTATCATAACAACGGTAAGTCTTATTTTGAGAAGTACAATGTTTATGTCTTTTATGATTGGCTTTTTGTTTGCTCACCTCTAACATAAATTCTGGCAGTGACTTGCTTCCGTTTTCGTCTTTGAGATACTTTGTGGTTAGTCGTTCGAGTTCTTTTGTCATTTGCACATCAAACTCTTTTTTAGCCTTATCTATTTCAATATTAGACATTACAGACAACTGACAGATATCGGTATATATGGGTTGGACACTTTCAAACGATGCACCGTTATTAATATTATCCCACATAATACTTGTAAGCACTTGTGCAAGGTTAATAATTTCTCCAATCTTATTTTCACTTGTCTTAATATCCAAGTCTGTTAAGTCATTAACTGTGTAATGCCTCTTGATTTTTTTAGCCTCTACCATATTCGTTGGAACAAGCCATTTATCATAATTTTTAATGGCTGCCTTTAATAGAATGGGATTGTCTGTGATTAATACACTATCTGAGTCAAAATCACAACCATTAAGCCGTTGCAAAACATTTTCTCCTATGCTGTTGATACACAATATCTCTTTAGTGAAGTTGAAGTATGTATCTATTTCCGGACATTTTTTGTTATAAGCAACCCATACATTGCCTGTACAACAATGAGGACTTCTTGATCCTAATAATTTTTGGTTATAGGCAAATCTTTTTGAATGTATATTACCTATACCCAAGTGAGATGTACCGTCAAATTTACCAATTGATTGTAGGAGCATCTCATAAGGATTTCCTACAAGTGTTGAGTAATTACCAGCTACGGAAATATGACCTCTCTTCATATTATTCTTATAAGATCTAATAGTCTCTCTTACTGTGTCATAATACAATTTAGTATCACAAAACTTGTCATTAATACCAAGCAAAGTGTACACCAAATCGTTTTTAGAGGCTATGGCTTCGCCTGTGAGCGTGTTATTTGTCTGAGCCTTAATGTGATACCTCAAAACAGTTTCGTCCGTTTTAAGGGCTTTTAGATAGTCTTTTGAAGGTTTCAAAAACTCTTCCATATCTTCTTGTGATAACTGTAAGGTATTTAAAAGCTGATAATGGGTTTGAACTAATTTACCGTCCATAATATGAGTCGGCTTTTCGTACTTAACTATGCCAAATTCTGTGTCGAGATTGTCAAGCCATGCGTCAAATGTTCCAAACTTCAAATATTTAATACTGCTTGGAGTAGTTACGAGTTTTACATCCTGTATACATTTAGCTCGTGTATATCCGTTAAGCTGTGACACATCAGTAATACCGTTGTCTGCAAACCATTGTTGAAGGTTGGTATTAAAGCAAGCTGACTTAAAAAATCTATTACGCAATAATAAAAAACCTTTATGCTGATACTCTCCAAAAAGACTAACATCCATAAGAGACTGTCCGTCCCAAATGCTGTTACATATCTGCACCTCTTCCGGTTGCGTTTTTAGTACACCCTCATCTATATGGGTAGTCATTACTCTATCTGTAAACACATCTTCATAATCGTCTACAAGTAAAATATTTTCGGGCTGAATATACAGGCTTGCAATAGTGCTACTCAAAGGTAACGCTGTATAGGACTCAAATGCGGGCAAATCTATTTCTTGTCCCTGTTTGATAGTTAAACCACACTTAGACCAATTAAAAATTCCTCTATATAAATTCTCATCAATGAATAAACATTTTCCTAAGCGGGAACTGCCATTGCTTCTTTTGTATCTTACATATTTTACTCCGTCACAAACAAAACCGTTTGCATACAAGTCGGCTCGTAAATCACCAACCGAGTGTAACACCTTTATGTTGTTCTTAGCCTTATACATTCCATCATCGTAATAAAAGTATTTGCCAAGTACATCTTTATGTATAGGAAACTCTGTAGGGGTGTCTGTCTGAATAGCAAGCAGTTCGCCGTCCTTGACGCAGACACAATCTTGTAAGGTCAATTCATCTAAACGATAGCCGAATTTCACATAAATGTTAGCGGTTATTCTATTGTATTCTTTGTTACTGTAATTGAAAGTAATGTTAATAACTTTCTGAGTGTATTCTTTCCCGTTGACCGTACAGGAAAAACGATTATTTCGGAACACCTTCTTATATACCTCAATGATTTTCGGAAGTTCTTTGCTATGAGGAAGTGTGTTAATAAATTTTCGGTAGTTAATATCTCCGTTGCGATAACGGATGTTATAACCTACACTATCGGGTTTATTATAATGGTTTGCGATAAATACATCTTTAGCATCCAAAGAGAGGATGTTTACTCCGTGTATATAATCACTCAACAACACTCACCTCGCTCTCATACATAAGCGAATATGTGTTGTCTTCATCGTTTAGTTCGTGTACAACCTCTGCGTAAGCCATAACACGCTCGTTCATGTCCTCTGTGACCTCCTGAGCGATTATTTCTTCGTCAGAGAAATTTGTACAAGGTAAACTATTCGTGCCACACAAGTCAAACCAGAGGCATTTACGACAATTCTTCACCTCCTCTGCTATAAAATTCTCTGTTTCTGTGTAGTTAAATGTATATTTGTTCAATGGGTTGGACTCCTTTATTTATTATTATTTATCCAACCGACCAGTAAATTTCTCATCCTTGAGGATGGGATATAGATGTTAATTTCTTTGTTATCTCTGATTGCACTTCTCCAGATAAACTGAAGCATTTCACTGAGAGCAAAACCGTCTTCATCGACCGTAACGCCATTGTTCTCAAAAAATCTTATAAAAACAGGGGAGATGTACCTATTGACCGGATAGGCAATCGCTGTCCTGCTTTTAAACTTATTAGACGCTCGTAAATTACAAGCTATAAATCCTTTTGTGTATCCTTTACCTTGCACTTTAGATTTATACTCTTTAAATGTTGTCCACATACACTCATTAGATTTTGCGTTCAATATATTTCTAAAGAAATTATATATATTTTTTTTAAGTGTAGGAATTTCCTTGTCGTGTGTTTGGTACCAGTGCTTGCTAAGTGCTGTGGGAGGTTTACCAATTTCATTCATTTTGTCATTATCGCATATATGTATAAGTTTAGTGATATCCGAAATGTCATGCTTGACTTCGTAATCTACGAATGTAAAGTTTTCGTAATTGTCCCCCTGTATCCACCAATATTTGGGCTGAAGCTCAAACATCTGAAAGTAGTAAGCAGTAAAAGACGCCTCATACAAATAAGTAAGGATAAATACTTTGGAAAAGGCTTTAAAGTTTTCAATCGGTAGTAGTTGAACGAAGTCATTGTTTGCACAGTACAAGTTGTGACAATTACACATCGTTTCTATGCTTTTCATATAAGCTGTTCCTTTGACCGAGTTCCAAGTGGCACACCCTTTATTATCAAACGCACAAAGTGATGCAATAAACTCTCGATCACTTGATGACAAAACAAGCTGAGATATCGTTTCTATTGTTTCATCGAGTATCAGTGTATAATTGTTGTCTTTTATTAGTTTGCGTGTTTCGCTGTCTATATTTGAGAAAAGTGAGTGGGTAGTCGCTACATTCTTTTTATTTGTAACAAGCTCTTTGAATTGTTGCCTTTTTGATGGACTCTTTTGAGGCTCTATAAACTCTTTGTCAGTACAGGCTGTTATCACTCTATCAACTTCTGACAAATACGGAGTACAAAAAATGAAGTGTTCATCTTCAGCTGCGTTATTGATGTAGTTAATTGCAGCGGAAGTTTTACCTTGCCCCATTAAAGCGTTTACCACATTCAGTTCCACTTGCAGCTCTCCTTTATATGATGTGCATTGCGTTGGTTGTTGTTCGTAATAGATCTCCCCTTTACAAGTAAATGTTTGTGTTGATGTGTAAATTGCCTCTACATCAAAATCACCCCTTTCAAGACTTATAAAATGGTGTTCATTTTTTGTCACAAAAACCCCAGAACCCCAATGCCAATGCGGGTTTTCGTCGCTTTGGGCAAAAAGGATTAATTACACTCTTTTCACAATTACTCTATTCTCTTTCTATATATTCTTTTTTTCTAAAGAGAGAGGCTTTGAAAAAGCCGATGAACACTATGTTTTACTTTAAAAAAGCACTTTTGGTTTTTAACTATTCGTAATTCCAAAAAGAGCTCCATACCACAGGGTAGAATACATTTGTCCCAAAAGTTTTGCAGACTAAGCCTTTACAGACAAATGTATTGGTCGCTTAATTCTCTCGAACAGCAAGCTTATTCTGAGATTGCCAATCGTTCATTAAGCTCCTTTACTTTAAACTTTACCTTAGAATCCGTAGATAGTAGTTGCAAGAGAGTGTGTCTATGTTCAATAAATTCATTTCCCAACAAGGGAAAAGAAAAACTAAAACAGTAGTTACTCCTTTATGCAAGTGACTGGAAGAGATTAGTAGCTTCTAAATTGCTATTAACTACATAACTGTAATCTGTACCAAGGTTGAGTTTTTTGCAGGAAGCTAAGATTATATCTTGTGTTAAGCCTATATATCTTAATGTAATGGAAGGAGAACTGTGTCCAAACATTTCCTGTAATAGTAAAAGCTTATCGTTGCTAAAGTTACTCATAGCCATTTGATGATAACCAAAGGTCTTTCTTAATGTATGAGTACCTACTTTTTCTGTAAGGTTACATTCAGCTTCTAAGCCTTTAAGAATACTATATATATATTCTCTGGTTAAAGGCTTACCTAAGTTCTTAGAACGGTTGCTGTTGTCACCAGTAAATAAGTAGTCATTCAGAGTTTTGGAATTGTGATTGAGGAACAATTCTACGGCATCCATTACTGCTGAGTTAATGGTAATTACCCTATTGATTTTTTTTCTTCTTGTTTTTTTTGTTTTTAATTCGATGATAGGAAAGTATTCTTTGAACACTAGCTGTTGGTTCTTGACCTCTAATAAGTGATTAAAGGTAAGTAACCTTAAGTCACTGACTCTTAATCCAAAATTGATTCCCAATATAAAAAGCATGTTGTCTCTGTATCTACCTTTACTGATTAAGTAATCAGAGATACTTTTTAATGTATGGGTATCTTTGATAGGATCTACATCATGTCTCTCATAAGATTCTATATTTTGAATTTCTGAGGGTACTGTGAGTTGAGCTGACGCTCGGAGCTTATTGTTTTGTCTAACTAATTTCTCAGGTTGTATAGGCTGTGAGAAGTCTACATAGATTAGGTTGTTATTCTCAGTTTTCATATGTATCGAACATCCTTTCTAAATTGTTTTCTGAACTAATTGTACCATATATCCTAAAAATGTCAAGTAAAAATGACTTAAAAATCAAAGTTTTTTGAAAAAATTCCAAGTTATGGAAATGCAAGTATATTCATTATTTTTTGTAAAGGATATTTTTATCGGAACAAATTCACCATTTGTATAGGAAATAAATTTCAGGATTTGTAGAGGGAGAGAGAAAAAGAGAAAATAAAAAATACGAGATTTTAAGTCTGACTGTGAGAAGAAGTTACTGCAAATATAAAGCATAATTATGCAGTCTTAAAATATGGAATATATCCCCCATTTAACATTGTGCAATCTTGTGAAGTGAAAATTATACATTTTTTTGTATAAATATTCATTTCATAGTATATATATGTTTTGCAATCATTATAGTCGGCAAGAAATAAAAATGACTTGACTTTTGCGGTTCGGGTATGGTATAGTATATACATGGGTTATCCCATAGGACAAAAAATTGTTGCATATGCAACACAAAAATTAAGGAGGCTATCATGAAAAAAATCAATCACGCTGTCACACTATACGGCACATGGTACAAGGCTTATATTCCGTTATCTTGTTTCAACGGTTGCAACAAGCTTGTCAAAGAGGAAATCAAGAACACACTACGCAACAAGACTATTCAAGACTATGTACGCAGCTTGTACAAGATTGCACGGTTAAACCGTGGGTACGCAAACATTTACAGTCTTACATATCAGATTGCTTGCAAGGTTTGCCGGAACAATAAGATCAAGGAATTATTACCCGGCTTATACGCTGATTATCAACAGATTAGCAAGGCTATAACGGCGCCGGCTCAAATTGAACAAGCAATTAAACAAACGGTTAAAGACTTGAATTTTAACTATCTGAAACAGTACCACGACAAAAAAACACACACCATTAAATTATGGACTACTCAAACGGTCAAATCTCATATCG